GTGCCTGGATTAGTCAATAGAATCTTATCGACTGCCTGATTCTGAAGACCACTTCTACTTGTCATAATTGCAACAGCTGTTGCCTGTGATCCAACAACAGGTGGTGCAATAGTCATGATAGGAATTGAGGTATATCCCCATCCTTCATCTGCAATAGTCAATGCAGTAACTACCCTATTAGCATCAATTGAAGCATTAACAATAGGATATTCATTATCCAACTTACGGATAAATGCTGCAGTAGTTGATGTCTGTACGTCAGTTTCTTGTGATGTAGTTGTACTTGGAACTTGTGAAGAAACACTGCCTCTTAATGCATTATCACCAGTTAAGTTAAGAGTTATATGATCTAAGTAACCTTCATATGATGCAGTTTGAGTTGGAATTAATCCAGCTCCAGCGGTATCTGCACCCAACTTCAAGTTATCACCAGCAAAGAACATAATTGGGTTTGCTGTACCTAAAGTATTACTTGCAGTTCCATTAACAGATATAGTTGCATCACTACCATATTGTTCAACCCTAATAAAGTTCCATGAATTTAGAGTCAATTGAGTTGTATTCTCTATTGAACCAGAACCAGAAGCAAAGATAATATTACCTGTTTCTCTATAGTATATCTTAAATCTATCAGTCCACATGACTGTTCCGCCATTAATTGCTGGATCAAACTTAGTAGGATATAACCAGAAACTTAATGATAATCTACCGTCACCACTATCCCTAGAGTCTACATTAGTAGTAAAGTGGAAATTAGCACCATCTACATCAGTAATAGAACTATGATATAGTGAATTATTTCCGAATTTTATTTGAGATGATGTGACTTTATTTGGCGGAGAGAAACTTACAGTAGGAACTTTTAGATAATTAGATCCACTATTTGTTATACTTACACTACTAATACCACCTTCTGCAATAGTAGCTGTACCACTTGCCCCATTACCTCCACTTGGTTTATGGACAGTAACAGTAGGTGTACCTAAGTAATTTCCATCATCAAATAGTTTAATGTACTGAACAGACTTAACTCCAGTAATAGTAGACGCAAGAGATACTGTTGCCTCTGCGTTTTGAGTCTTTTCATTTTCCATTATCAAAGTAATAACCTGACCTGCGGTTATCATTTGTTCATCTATATCTTCACCATTAACATCGGTTAATCCATCTGGTAGATCAATAACCTCATCCTCAGGCTGGTAGATTTCACATCTAAATTCATACATGAATAATTCATTTACCTGATAGAAAGGAACCTTTCTTTCGATATACTTAATCTCAAATAGTGTATTATCTAAAGGCAAATAGATTAAGTCGCCCTCATTAGGTGTATTAGCATTCTTCCTATCACCTTCTGGGAATAACTTTACAAATGGAGAGATGAAATCATCATACCTTTCTTTAGAAACAACTAAAGTTATTTCATCTTGTGCGGAAACACCAAACTTTGTTAGTACATCTGAGGGTGTTCCAAAACCATCTGTGTTTACTAAGTATGCTTCCAATCTAAAACTATCGTCAAACTTAGATGCAGTAATCTCTCTTATTACTGTATTCTCATTAACAATCCTTCTGGGCAAATACAAAATATCCTGCCCAAACAATGTTAAGTGTTCGTTAACCAAGTCTTGAACTAGTCTTTGTTCACTTGGAGATCCATTTAAAAAGAAAGGAGATAAAGGCATTTACCCTACCATATCTAGAGGTGGCATTGCATATTCTTCCATTAGAGACTTCTCATGCTTCTCTAGTTCCAGAACTGCATCATCATATATCTGACGACCATTCAATTCCAATCCGCCAGGAAGTTTAACACCTGTGAATTTAATGAGGTTTTGTCCCCATTGTCGTTTTATTAATGATGTGGTATACTGTTTAAGCCAGAAGTCATTATATACTGCGGTATCACTTTCTGGATCTGCAACTCTGAAACAATCTATTATTAGATAATGATCAGCTGTTAGTTCTTTGAGATTTATATCCAAGTATAATCTACTATTCTTTTTGTTAAATCTTACTTGAACATCTGGATTAAGTAGATAATCGATAGTCTCCAAGTATGATTTTGTTTGACTATAGTTCAATAAATCTATTGCGCCGTAGTAGTATAAATCATTAAGGAAGATCTGGTATTTTACATTGAACATACCCGCCGATAAGGTGGATGAGTCCATTTTAAATACTTTATTGACTCCAATAATAGAGTCTGGCAATGGAAGATAATTGGCTTGTTCTGTATACTCTGCAGAAGAAACTCCTCCAAAGGTACTAGAAACGGTTGTTGTCTGAGCAACTCCAACCATAGCAGTCCTTTCGGCCTCGGTCAGTTTATGCTTCAGGAATACTCTATCAATACCCTCTCCATGTCTCTCATGGAAATACTGAACGGCATCATCGATAAGATCATCAATCTGATCATCGTCAACATTGATCTCCAGTACTGGTTTTCCGAGTTTTCTAAGAGCGTACTCTTTCAACCCGTCTTTACTGTTGGGTTTTGCCATTCCAGTAATACATAAGTTTCTCCAAAGTATTTAGGTTATATGAAAAAGTATTTTATTGATGAACAGGAGACTTTTGCAGTTAGTGATGAATTAGAAGCAAGAGTTGAGTTGGTAAGTTGGGAAGAACACCCAATAGTTTACATTGACAACTTTTATAAAAATCCAAATCTAGTCAGAAATTTGGCACTAAGATGCCCAGGCACTCGCAACCAAAGAATATGTGGTGGTCTGCCTGGAGAAAGAGTAGATATGAATATGGATCTAGATGGTCTGGGTGAGATTTGGAAACAAGTTGCAGAAAATGTATATGCATTAAGTATGACAGAAGCCACCACATTTGACCAATCAGTACAAAGAGTTCCATTTTCTGTAAATGTAACACAATCAAATCGTAGACAGAGACTACCTCATATTGATTTTCCAGATGGATTAACTAATAATAGTAGGGGATGGGCTGGAGTAATATATTTGAATAAAGGTAAAGAATGTAAGGGTGGCACTGGATTTTATACATATAAAGGGAACCAAATTAATCCATTCCAAAAAGGTATATGGGGACATAAAGAGGAAGACTGGGGTGACCTTCCAGAAGAAGAACATTACATAGAAGATAGTAAAGGCCCTTGGGAACTTGTACATCTAGCAGAAATGAAGTATAATAGAATGGTAATGTACCCAGACAACATCTTACATACTTCATATGATAAGCCAGGTTTCTTTGAAGGAGATACCTATAGATTAGTACAGGTATTCTTTATACCATTACATTTTCCAGATCCAACATGATTATTCTTACAGGTTATAACGGTTTTATTGGCCAAGCATTTCTAAAGAAACTTGATCCAGACAATGTATACAGAGTAGAAGCAGAAGGAGCATTTAATTTCCTAGATCAGTATGAAGACTGGGATAAAGTAGAATTGATCATTCATCAAGGAGCAATATCAAGTACTACGGAGACAAATATAGACAAAATATATCAATATAATATTAAGTTCTCTATTGAACTATTCAAGAAGGCAATAGAATATAGTATTCCAGTTAAGTATGCCTCATCTGCCTCTGTATATGGTAGGATCCATTCGGAGTTTGGTTATATGAAACAAACTGTTAACCCTCTAAACTTTTACGCACTATCTAAAGCAACTGTTGATTACTGGGTTCAAGATCATATGGATGAGTTTGAACTGGTGCAAGGATTTAGATACTTTAATGTATATGGAGAAGGTGAGGCTCATAAAGGTCATCAAATGAGTCCTATAAGTAAATTCACCGAACAAGCAAAAGAACAAAGAGTCATAAAGATATTTGAAGATTCAGAATATGCCTTCAGAGACTTTGTATGTGTGGATGATATTGTAAATGTAGTTCTTAATAATGATAAAGGTAGTGGTATCTATGATGTTGGAACTGGAGAACCAATATCATTTGAAGTAGTTGCAGAATTAATTGCCGAAAAAGAAGGGGCGGAGATTGAAAAAATCCCCTTCCCCGAAAACCTAAAAGGTAAGTATCAAGA